GAAACAAGTACCTGACCCGCCGCTGTCTGAATTTCTACCATGATTTTTTCCTCCTTTTTATCAAAAAATAGACTTAGGAGCGTCAGCTCCTAAGTCTAGGATAAAGGCAATTCTATGAAGTTTACATAGGAAGCAATTCTTCGATTTACTTCCGGGAATTTTCAAGCTCTGCGAGGTAATCCAAAAGTTCCACCTGCCCCGGAAAGTCATTTCCACATATCTGGCGTATCCATCGCTCCGTAACCCCATAACGCCGGGAAAGCTGTGGAGCATTGTATCCGTTATATTCCTCTTTGATTTTCTCATAGAGAACAGGGCGTACAAAACTTTCGGCTTTTGGGATATAGATGTTGGCCCCGCCGACGAGCTCCGCGAGTTTTAAGAGATTATCGACTCCAATCTCTTCGGCGACTGTGCGCCATATCCCATCTGGAATCATCTCAATTGTAAGCTTATCAGCGAGTCTGTTCATCCTTTTCCTCCTTAGCTGTTACTTGAGAAGTCCGAACATCGTAGCGGCAATTCCCATGAGCTCGCCGACCGTGACAGTCTCCTCCATGCGCCCATTCCAATAGTCCGGGTCGGTGATAACCCCGGCCTCTGTGAGGGCCGTGAGGCCTTGCTGCTTCCAATCCGGGACGGGTGTCGGCTCCGGCTCCTTCGGCGGCTCCACGGGCTCTGGAACAGCCTTATAGGAGATATAGGGACACTCGAGCCATTTGAGCCACTTCCGGGCGAAGAGCTTTGTCTGAACGAAGCCGTCCCCGAACGTCCCGAGCGTACACTCGACGACTTCACCGTTCCCCACATAAACGCCGATGTGTCCCTCCATCCAGACGCACACGCCCGGCCTCTCTGGAATACTCCCTATGTCTCCCTTAACTTTTGCCGCGTTGAGCATCATTCCCGCCGACTTGTCGGTCGCGGCGACATACTTCACATTCCCGGCGCCGCCCCAATAATAGGACTTAATCATGCCGACGCAATCGCTCCCGATGTAGCCCTTCCCGACGAGCGTCTTTAAGTATGCCACGCGCTCCGCGCTGTAGTGGCCCGGGTACTGTTTCGCCGCCGCCTCAATGCGGGAGACTGTGATCTCTCTGCCAAACTCGCCCCACATGTAGGCGCTCGGCCTTCTGAGTAGGCTCTTGCAATAGTCCGCGAGGCCCTGCCCGGTGAACTCAGTAATCGGGCCGGGAACGGGCTCCGGGGCCGGGGTGGATGACGTGCCGAATCCGTTGAGGCCCTTCTGCTTGATAACGCCCGGAAAATCATAATAGGCGACGTCGAGGTCGACATTCCCGGAGATGCCCGGGACGCTGCCCTTGCTTGTGCGCTGCCACATACCGAAACTCCCGGAGTAGGTCGGGGCGCTGACTTCCCATTGAGCGAGCCATACGTCGAACCGCTTAATCTTTGCAGTGTCATACTTTGATGTAAGCCACGAGAGGTTAGAGTAGAGGCTGACGTAGTAACCCGCCGTCTCAAGCGCTCCGCAAAACGCGACGATCATGTCCGAGAGGACGGCCTTCCCGAGGCCCGCCTGAGAGCTGTCCTCGAGGTCGAAGGCGACGGGATAGGTGAGCTTTCCCTTGTAGGGCTCAAGGGCCTTCATGACCCATTCCGCCTCGGCCTTCGCGTCTGCGACGCTGAGGGCGTAGCTGTAGAAGTACACGCCGACCCCGAGGCCCGCTGTGAGCGCCCCCGCGATGTTATCCTTGAATTTGATGTCATAGTCACACGGCCCGCCCTTCAGCTTTCCGCGCCCGAGGCGCATCATGACGAACGAGATGCCCGCGCCCTTGACCTGTGTCCAGTTGATTGTTCCCTGCCATTTACTGACGTCGATGCCTTTTGCAATTACTTTCATGTTGTCTTTTCCTCCTGTTCTTGTTTTGCCATCCTGCGCCGCTCATTCTCCTCCACTTTGCGGGTGAGCTCGAGGAACTCCTCCATCTGACGGAGGCTGAGCGCTTCCTTTGCAAGGTTGAGCTCCTGCGCGAGCTGGTAGGTGTTCATCGCCTCGAGGAGTTCCCGCTCCTCCTTCTTCATCGGCTCCCCGAGTTTTTCGTGAGCCGCTGCGATCTCTCTGATCGCCAGTTCATAAGTTTTCATTTACATCCTCCTTTTATAACTTCAGAATCGGGATCACGACGTTATCGATATATTCCCCGATCTTATATTCGCTGTGTCCTTCTTCTTCGAGTGCTTTCATATACTTTTGTGTCTCAACCGCAATCTTCAGGAGTTTTAAAACTCCGATCTGTTCCTCCGAAACACGGAGCATATCCTTTGATACCATGCAGCCGATCGCCTCACGAAGGTAACGGGCTGCGGAAATGACATCCATTTCCTCAAACTCGCCCACAACTTCCTGGGCGAATTTCTTCCGATTGAGTCGGGGCTTGTCAGGCGGAAGGATGCCCTTTTTCTGCATTTCTTTTTTAAACCGGAGGTTCTCATCTTTCTCCCGCTGAGTAAGCCGTTTCCTTTTTGTCGTCACTGTCTACCTCCTTTTCCTGTTCGCGTTCGAGTATCTTCTTCAGGGCTTCGATTAATCGGTAGCACTGTGCAACCGTGAGCCATTCAATCCGGCTGACCCTGAACATCTTTAAAATGAACCCGTTGAGCCGGGCCGGATTGTCATTCCATCCGAGCTCCTCCGTAAGCTTATAGATTTTGCGCCGCTGCGCGACCGTCTGCGGATTGCCCCCCTCGTCTGTCCTTTTCCTCGGTTTCGTAGCCGATCCCTTGACTTGATCCTTCATTTGTTGAAGTATACGGCATATTTTGTTGATCTGCCCTTGAGAAAGTTCTCTCATGTGACTCTTACCCGTTTCCCTTTCTATGAGAGCGTAGAGGTCGGTCTCATCAAGAGAAAGCTCCGGGCTTTTTGCAATCGCCCATATCATACGGATAGAAGAGTGGACAGAACTTTTATTTGGACTTCCCATATGTATCACCTCTTTTTAAATTTCATCCGGGAGAAGTTCACCGTTGACAAATGCCTGTAATAACGGTGTCATTCCTATTTTGTCTACAGTCACCAGCATACCGTAAGCAATACGCACCATGTCCAGAGGTGATACCTCAATCATTTCCACGTTCATTTCGTTGTGATCGAATTCTGCCGCTACCCCTTTGCTTAATGTCCTTATGGTGCCGTCCTCGTACTCGATCAGAATTTTCTTGGCATCTGCTGTCGGTTCAGCCTTTCTCTGGTGCTCTGGGGATTCTGTCTTCGTGATCTGCCGTAAACTGTTTTCAGCTTCTTCTACGGCCTCAAGCAACGCCACAGCATTATCTTCGTCATGCCATTGAATATACTTTTTTGCTGCTTCCTTTAATTTTCCCATGTACATTCCTTTCCTCCAGGTTCTCCCGGAAAATCTTAACTTACCACTACAGTTTCACCGCAGGCCGGACACTCAATCTGCTGCTCATACTCATTCATACCGGTCTGAACAGTTTTCAGATCATCTTCCTTGAACTCCAGCAACGCCCCGCATGTCTGACATAATATCCGGCGTTTTTGACCATACTTAATAACTTTCACCATCTCTTTTACCTCAAAATATACAAAATCCTTAAAGAATCGGTTTTACGTTCTTGAAATACTTATACTCTACTGGGGGCAACGCTTCGATCTCTTTAGCCATTTGCAGAAGATATTCGACCGTTGGCTCGTTATCCGTATCCAAACTAATAACACATGCTATGCCTACCGTATCAGCCCCACATACGACTTTCATCGGACGGTCATATCGTGTATCACATTGGACAGCCTGGAATTTTGCTATTTTCATCGTTACCTCCTCAAAATACTAATTTTTACAATATCCACGCTTACAGAAATATTGATTGGAATTAAAATACTTAGTCCAATATCTGCACTTCCAACATTTTTTACCTTTCATATCGCCCTCCAGACTTAATTTTCTGGTTTAAGAAACTTTCGATTTTTCCATGAAACCAAGTCTTTCAAGTCAAATGCCTCCCCACATTTAGGACAAACCGGAACCATGCTATAGTTATCACCACGGTACATTTTCTCAAGGTCTTTGATAACAACCATGTGAGGCTTATAATTTGCAATCTCTTGCCGTTGTTCCAGTAAAGATTGTACTTGATTTTCCAGCCGCTCATAATGCTTTGCAATTTCGTATAAGGCTTCAAATGGCTCAATTACCGCTCCGCAGTCCTCACATGTTACAAGCCTATTTCTATAGTCAATTTCATAATGAGGATTGTGACATTCACACAACTTTCTTTTCCCATATTCGATCCGCATTACATCAATGCGTTTTATTTTGTCTGGTAATTTTTCCATGGCTCTCCTTTATCGCTGAGCCTCAAGTTTTTCTTGACTGGCCTCATACCAAAAGGCATCTTCCTGCTTCCAGCGTGCACCGACGGCAATGACGACATCCTCCCCATGTTGCCGAAGAGCATCTTTATTCACCTTCTCCTCTGTGATAATACAATCCGTAAGCTTTTTTACCCTCAAGCGACGGATAATTTCCGCAACAAGCCCTTTGTCTTTTGGTATTACAACCGAAGTACTTTTCCGGAAGCCAGTCTCCCCGAAGTTGAGCGTCTTTGTCTTTTTGCCTCCGAGTTCATCGCGATGCTCTGTGACGAACTGCTTAATGTCCTTCTCAAGAGAGCTGATTCTGTCATGATGGGGTTTTGCTTCCTGCGCCGCTGTGATTTTGATTCCGTTTATTTGCTTGTTCATTTCACCCTCTATGTCGGCGATCGCGATTTCTTCCTCGGCGATCTCCTTGAGCGCGGCATCCACTTCCTCCCACGTCTTAAAGACGGGAGCCTCTATAATTCGTTTTCTTCCTGCCATAACTTGTAACTCCTTTCTGTCTATTCGTTTTCTTCCTCTATGACAGGCTCTTCCCCGTCATAGAGCATGTAATTCTTTGTTACTGTCATGTACAATCCAAGGGGTAGGATGATAATAAGCACGGCGGTCGCGTCCCGCTCTTCCAGCGTCTCACCTGTGGAGGCCAGAAGCAGCAGGAGAATAGAGATCGCAACAAGGGCGAAGCCCATAAGCCGCTGTTTTGTCATTTTCATTACTTCGGCCTCCTGTCCGTTAGAGCATCATCATATCTGACGCCTGAGCGATAACCTTGAGTGTGATCGTTGTCTCGCCGTCCGCGTTTAAAATCCGGATGATATTATTCAGCGTACGGTCGAAGAGCCTGAAACATCCCGTCTGGCTGTTACACGCCCGGGCCTTGAGCTCCTCGAGTGCCTCCCTGTCGATGTCGTATCCTTCGAGGTAGCTCTCGACCTCTGCGCCCGAGAGCCCCTTCAGGGAGGCGTAAAAATCGACCCGGTTTGCGAATCGGTTGAGGTATGTCTTGATCTGCGCTTCAAGGCGAAGCTCCCCGGCGATCACGAGACCGACGTCTGCCTGATCGAAGATTCCGCGAAGAATCTCCATCTTCTTTTGGGTGTATTTGCTGATGAGCTTATCGGCCTCGTCGATGATAATGAGATAGCCCTTGTTGACGTTGCAAAACTCTCGGATGCCGTTGACCCGTTTCCAGATTGTGCCATAGGAGGAGGGGATTCCGAGCGCCCGCTCAATCGCCTCCACGAGATCACGGCTACTCATCGTATCGTCACATTCCACATAGGCAACCCGGGGCATCTTTGCGTAATACTTGAGTGCGTAGGTCTTGCCAAATCCGCTTTTTGCGACAACGATGCCGAGTCCGATGTCCTCCTGTGCCGCGCTGCATACTCCGATAACCTTTTTCATATCCCGGCTCTCGAAAATGTCCGTCCGTTTCTTCAGGAATTTCCGGGGAGCTTCCCCGGAATCACTGGCGTCGAGTTCTTCTCCGTGATCCCGAAGAAACTCGGCGAGTTTCCGCTCGAGATCGGTTGTGTCACTGTCGTACTTGCCCGAGAGATAACGGGAGATCGTCGGCCTCGAGTAGTTGGTCTCACGGGCAATTCCCGCGATGCTGCCTTTTGTGGCGGCAAGGTAGTTATTCACGCGATCTGCGATCGTTCTTTCTTCACCTGTATAAACTGCTGCTGTTGCTTCCATCTGTAAAACCTCCTTATCCGATTCCTCTCAGCTTTGAGAGGGCCGCTTCCGCTTTCGCGGTGATAAACTCCGAATCGCCTCCGGCCTTCGCGGATGCCTTCCGCTTTGCCTCGGCCTCTCCCCGGAACTCCTTGTCGTTGGGGAGTGTGATGACCTTCGGCGTCTGGCTGCGCTCCGATCTGATTGTAAGGTCGAGCGCTCCGACCGCCCGGGCCTTCCCGTCCCCCTCCTCAAGCCGAAGCTCGTAGGGGCGGCGGAACTCTTCGAGGGTCTCCCGGACTTCCTTTTGTTGCCGCTTCTGATTGCGGAGATGCTTCTCGAGGGCCTCCTGTGACATCTTCGGGGCAATCATAAGCAGCTCGGCAGAGACCGCCTCGCATATCTTCCGCCCGTCCCGGGTGTAGACGTAGAGCTTCGTCACGTCGTCGATGTCCCACTTGATCCCCACCTTCTCGCCGACGTACTTCGCGAGCTCGTAGTCCGTGTAAAGCGTGCCGAATTTCATGATGCCCTGATTCCTGACGAGGGCTGTGTCCGCCTTCATGAGCAGCATCGCCGCATACTCCCGGGGCGGAGCGGCCTTCTCATAGCGCTGCCCGTGTTGGAAGAGCTCGATCGGCGTGATCCATTTCTCCCGGTCTTTCTTAAGGCCGTCATGCTCCCGCTTGTGGTAGACCTCATTTTTCCAGCGCGTCCAAAGGTCGTAGAACTCCTCCATCGTGAGCAGCTCCCCGCGCTCGAGCATCTGCTTCACGTCCTTTTTGCGCTTCGCCGAGGTCTTCGACCCGGTGAGCGTCCCGACGTAGCTGTCCATCCACTTTGTAAACAGGGAGCAGACCGTCCCGAAAAACCTCTCAATCTGACCCTTTCCCCACGGCTGATAGGGGAGTGAACGGCTCCATTCCTCAATTCCGATTGACCGATAGAAGCCCCTTGTCTCACTGTCGAACTCGAGTTCCTTGCAAGCTCTTACCTTGCGGCTCTGCCCGAGGTTCGTCTCGGCGGTATAGTCCTTGCCGTTGTCAATGTGCAAGTGCTTCGGCACGCCGCCCGGCGTTGAGTAGAGCATCTTGACGAGGGATTCCTTCAGCGTTTGCGCGTTCGCGTCGATACACATGACGTCGCCGAGGATGCAGCGTGAACGGGTGTCGAGCCATGCGACGAGCTTCGGCCTGACGGCGGCGATCTTGCCGTTCGAGTGAGTAACCTGAACCCAACAATCGAAGGTGTGCTCGTCGCCCTGTACGAACTCCATGACCTGAAGCGCCGAGACGTTCCTCTTGCCTTTAATCATCCGCTGATTCTTCCATTCCCGGGAACCGTTCGCTGCGTAGAACCTCGCGCTCTCACCTCGTAGATCGTTCATGAGGTAAGAGACATACCGGGCGACCGTGGAATAGGAAGGACAACTCGGCCATTCCCTTTCACTGGCAACCGCCGTGAATTTCGTGTAGAGCATTTCGACCGTCCCGAGGTTACGGGCAAAACGTTCGTCGAACCATATATTTTCAATGAGCGCCCGCTGTTCGTCGGTGACAGAAGGGAATGTGTGCGAATCCCTCGGCTTTCTGCAAAGGGAGAGGGCTCTAAAATACTCGTAGTTTTTGCCCTCCTCCTTCTCCATCTTCAAGGCCCATGCGTTCGCCTCGAGGAGACTCTCAGCGTAGCGATAGAGCGTTCGCTGACTGACCCCGAGCTTCAGGGCCGTTTCGTCGGCGTAAGCTGTGCGCTCTGTCTCATCATGTTCGACAAACTGCTGTACCTGTTTTGCAAGC